TCATGTAGCGAATATTCCCCTTCAATAAAAAAACACGGGGCTTTCATTGCGACCAAAACACCACTTAAATCTTCTGCAATTAATATAAATCCAGCGCCAGCCAGAATCATGCTTAATTGTTTACCTACATACTGTCTTGACCATTTTGCTTCATCTTTTAATATTTCAAATCGATGAGTATGGCAAAAATGCTCTAATATTTTATAAATTGCATCAAAATCAAATTTATTTGCAAATCTAACTGTTTTGTCCAAAGGCATAATATATTGTCGATATAGTGGCAACTCGGTTCATTGATGTATCGCCAGGCGTGAAATATTCCCAGCTTGAATCATTAGTAAATCGACCAACCGTTCTGTTTTGTAAAATCATTTGAATGTTTGCGGCACTAACTGTTACTGTACCTACATACATACGCACTTCTTCCATCCATTGTTCACCAATGTTGAAAGTATTAATAAAACCATAAAAATACTGATAAAGACCGCCAGAACCGCCTGATGTAATTAAAGTGCCATCAGTATTAAAAAAGCCCTTCCACATGGTAATTTGTGCGCCTTTTAAATTACCATTTAACACCACGCCCAAAAGGGCTGTATCAATACCGACCAAAGTAATTGTGGTTTGATTGGCAGTAGATTTAATGTCCCGCTGAATTTTACCAATGCCAATTAGTTGCCCTAATCCGTCAAAAGGTAAAGCATCTACCGCTGGTACGGTAATGGCAGTTGGCGCAGTAGAAAAGCGATATTCTGTAGATGGCGTAACAATACGAACAAAATCCGCATATCGAATATTGTTAGTATTTTGTATTGGTGCTATTACTTGGCTCATAATACTGATTCAAATGCCTTAAATGGCCCAGACCATTGAATAAAGCTATCGTTAGTCATTGGGATCAAATTGTAAGTTGGGTATTGTTGCAAAATGATTGGAAAGGTGCAACCAGTATAAGTATTGCCACCTAATGCAACGGTTGTGCCATATTGCCCAATAACCGCATATTCTGGTGATACCAAAGTTGTTAATAAGGTGCGGTGAACAGGAATAGTAACGGTAGTCCCAGAACCACGCATAACATCAGCGGTAGCAATATAAGCATAACGATCAACCTGGCAAAAATCACCAGCCTTTACAATATAAGAAGTTGAAGATATGGATGGCAAACTGCCCAATACTAAATTTTTACCAGCAGATGCGGTTTCCCATTGACAAGCGGCAATTTGACTTGAAGTCATATCGCCTTGATATGCAATGTAATTTACCCATCCAGTAGATGCAAAATTAAGATATTGCTCTAGCGATTTATCATAATAGCGTAAGTTAGCCAATAGACTACGATTTTGGCTGTAAAGCTGATAAGAGTTAGGCTTAAAAGTAAATTGGAATGGAATAACAGTAACAATTTCAGATGTAGAAATACGCTGGTTACGGCTAATAGCTTGACCGACCAATCTCTGATCCATAATCGTTACTTGCTCTGACATTGCCAGAATGGTGCTTATATCTGCCATATTTATCTACTTTGCGGTAATGATCGTTGGGCAGATTGATTAGCCGCCCATACTGCGGTTTGATTTCTAGCCAAAAATTGTGTAGCCGACTGAGTATCAATGGCAGACATTTGTTGAATATAAGGGCCGTTATAAACTACGGATGGTTGATTTGAGCCGCCCATAACATCAGCCAACTTATTGTTTGGCACTACAGTACCAGCGGTTTGTGGCACAAACAATTCTGGGCCATTCTCACCAACAATAGATGGTACGCCTACTGGTGGTTCGCCACCACTTGCAAAACCAAACAATGAACCAATACCAGATAGCATACCGCCTTCTTGCATTGAGCCGCCAATGCTTGACCCAATAGCTTGAAATAGTTTCATTTCTTGCGCTTTTAATTCAATCTTGAGCATATCATTTAAAATGCTCTTAGCTAAATCACCAAAGTTTAATTTACCAGTTTCAACAAATTTATCTAAGGCATTAGTCATTGAATTAGTAATAGAGTTAAACATTTCTTGCGCTTGCATAGCCGCATTATTGGAATTCTCTACATATTGTTCGTATGCTTTTTGCCAGCCATAAGTAAATGATTGCTGATAGGCTTGAGTTGCCAGAACTTCATCTTCTGTCTTTTGGACATAAGTTTCTGCGGTATCAATAATTTGCTGTTTTTGCTCTTTAAGCATTGTAATAGTACGCTGACCAGCCGCAGTTGTTGGATCAGTTGTAGCAATCTTTTTATCAACATTGTCCAATGCCTTTTGCATCTCTGTAAGAACTTTGGTGATCTCAGAAACATAATCTTTTTGATTTTTAGTAAGATGTGTTTCCGCTTCTTTTGCAGACAATAATTGAAACTGAATAGCCGCCTGGCGTTCGTACTCTTTGGATAAATCTTGTGCTTGTAATAACTGTTTTGAACCAGCGGGTGTAACTGGTCTATCCGCTGGCCCTTGTGGTTTTTCTTTTGCCTTTTCTGGGTTCATTAATTTTTGCAAAGATTCTTCATACTTTGCATAATCTGAACTCATCTCATCAAGGCCGCCTTTCCAATCTTTTTTGGCCTCATCAATATTGCCTCTAAGAACATCGGCAATAACAAATCCTACAGTTTTTGTTATATCGCCAAGTTGAATAATGCCTTGTTCTGCGGTGTTAAAAGTAACCGCTAAAACATCAACAAAAATACCAAATAATTGAATTAATCCTTTTACTGGATCAGCCAGCTTGTGCAACCCTTCATAGAACATATCTACTGCTGGAATGACTGACCTTGTGAACTCAAGACCAATATCTTTGGAATCTTTAGCCAATTTAAGGCTAAGTTCATGCGCTTGTTCTACAGAAGCGGCATATTGATTCATTGTGCCTTTGGCTTCTTGCAAATGCTCATTTAAACCAACAATATCCGTGCCACGAATCTGACGGCCTAAAGTCTGGAAAGCCAAACCATTGCGTTCTGCGGCATCTTTAATATTTGCCAACCCAGAAATAGTCTTTTCAAACAATTCTTGAGATGATAGCGTTTTAAGGTCTTTTAGCGATACGCCAATTCTTGCAAATGCTTCTTGGGCTTTTTCGCTACCTAATGCGGCTGATTCCATTTTCTGAGTAAATCCAGAATAAATGGCAGATGTGTTTTCAGCATTGCCACCGCTTTCCTCTAATGCTCTGGACAATTCCAAAACAGATGCGGTAGTTACATCATTGGCGTTGGCTGTTTTGACTATAGTGTCGGCATATTCCAACGCCTTTTTGGTCATTTCTTCAAAAGCGGCAATAGAAATAAGTTCAACTGCAACTTCTTTAAAACTTTCAAGGGATTTTTTGGCGGTTTCTAGGGCTTGAGTAAAATCGACTGTGTCCAGTCCCATTTTTACGCCTAGATTCGCAATATTTGCCATTTATTTTCCTTTGAACAAACCTTCTGGTACTTTGGGGCTCATTAACATAAATGTTAATAATTGTTGATTAGCTTGAGCCTTTTTATCTTGTTCTGTTAATGGCGGGTAAATATACCCATACACTCTGGGTATTATATCTTGCAATTTATAACTTGGCTTACCTTTTGGCAACATTGAATTAAACTGACCAGCGGTCAATGTGCCTAATACTTCCAAGATTCCACGATTACCAATTAATCCATCAGCATACATAATGCAGATGTCGGTAAATGTTTCTTCGTCTATTTGGTTCGGGTCAGACCCGTGTGCAAGGATATAAGCCTTTGTTTGCCTACGGATCGACCCAGTTACTTTCCCTTTGCGGATTCGTAACTTGGGCTAATGGTTTTAGTAATAGAATCTACCACTTCTAATTGAATAGAAAATGGGAATAATTCTTCAACCATTGAATATGTAATAGTATTCATGTCAAAAGTTTTATCTTCTGGCACGATTAATTTAAACATCTCAGTAATACGATTTTCGGTAATTGCTTTATTTTTAGCAGTTTCTTTTAATGATCTGCCTTTAATTAATACATCATTTTCTTGAAACTCTACACCTTCATTAATAAATTTATCTTTATTTTCAATAAATGGATTAGATAATTCTTGATAATATTTATTAATCAAATCATCAGAAACAGTTTTAACTCTTTCCAAAATAGCTTCAAATTCCAATGTAGTTGGCACTTTAATCTGGAAAGTATGGCCGCCCAACTCAAATGAACGAGTGCGGACTAAATCTTGATTTTCAAGAAATTTCTTGCCTAAAGCATTTGCAAATTGATTCATTTTGTTTCCTTCATATGTTTTGATCTATATTTTTCTAATGCGCTACCAAAGTCATCACTTAATGAAGCCAATACCGTTGGCACATTAGTTTCTAAAGCTGGGCGCAAATAAGGCTTTGCTGGCATTTTAGCAGTACCAAATTCATTGACAATCGTTCTGGCATCCATAACGGCAAATTGCTTAATTGAGCCTTTTTTGCTATGCAAGTTATGGAAAGCCTTTGGGTGAAATTTACTGCCAGGGGCTACAGAAACCCTCGCCATCATAATTTCAGTAGGGCTAACATACCTAGAGTGCTTATCTTTATTTGTAGGCTTTCTGGCTTCAATTTGAAGGGTTGCCGCCAACTGTCCAGTATCTTTCCGCACCAATTCTTTAGCGGTATTTAAAACTGATTTCATTGATTTTCTTGCGCCATTACGCAATATATTTGTAGCATCTTTAGGGCCAAAATCGTCTTGGATTTTGTCAATCAATTCTTCAAATTCTTGGAATCCCTCAAATTTGAA